TGCGATCAACCGCCACCCGGTCACGGCGGCACCAAGTGACCAACCACCAAAGGACAACAAATGACAACCAAAGTAATCATCAAAAGCCCGCCGAACAATCATCAGGCTGTACTGGTGAGAGTGACGAACCCGATAAATGGGGCTCAGTATCAAGAGCATCACCTGGAGGATGACCAGCAAGTGGAGGTCTACGTGCATTCCGGCGCGAAATTGGACATCTACGAAACGCCAAAGAAGCCCAAGGCTGACTAATGCGCTCCACCGCCGCCGAACGCCGCAAAAGCTCCATCGTTGCCGAGCGGGAGATCATGCGCTTCGCGGTGGCGGACCCGGAGACCGGGCTGCGCCCGCACGCGTTGTGGCACAAGCATGTGCACAACGTGGAGCTGGACCCGATGCAGTGCCTGAAGATGCACGAGATGGACCTGCACCCGAACACTGTGGACTATTCGGCGCGGCGCACGGGCAAAACTGCGGTGAAAGAGATGTACATCGTGGAGCAGCTGGCGACCAGCTCGCACCAGGAGTGCGGCATTGTGGCGCCACGGATGCAGCAGAGCCAGAACAACCTGAACTATCACACCGATGCGATCAAGCGCAGCGCGATGCTCAAGGCCTTCATTCAGTACACCAACGGGCGCATGCAGCTGCGAGACACGGGTTACCAGTTTGTGAACCTGAGCAAGGGGTCGGCCTACGGGATCATGAGCCAGATCGACGGGGACTCGATCACCATCGCCAGCCTGGAAGAGACCGACGACATGCCGCAGGACCGGCTGCTGAGCCGCTTCTTGCCGATGCTGGGCGCGGCGCGGCGGCTTGGGGTGGACACGCGCGAGAAGAAGTTCAAGCCGTCGATCCGCATCAGTGGAGTCTTCAAGGGCGCGGACGTATTGCAGCGCTTGATCAACACCGGGGAATATCACGCCTTGCCGGCAGTCAATGTGCACCTGGGCGTGGCCATGGGCATGGTGGACGCCGAGTGGGCGCGGTCGATGCAGGCGCAGCAGAGCCCGGAAGAGTACATACGCCAGTTCCTGTGCAAGAACATCAAGGCGCGCAACTGGATTTGGGAAGAGCACATTCGCCGAGCCTGCGCCCTGGGCCTGGAGGCAGGCCTGCAGCGGGCCGAGCCTCTGCCTGGCCAGCGCTACAAGCGACGAGGGTTAATCGGGCTGGGGTATGACCACACCGGCCACGGCGAGAAGCCAGAGGCATCAAAAAGCGCACTGGTGATTGTGGAGGTGATGGGCAACTGGCTGACATTCCCGTTTGTGAAGCTGTGGGAGCCCGGCGTGAGCGATGCGACGTTGCGGCAGGACCTGGTGGCGATCTGGGACTACTTTCGGCCGGACTACGCCATTGGCGATGCCTACGGGGTGGGGATGATGACGGCCGTGAACGATGACCTGTTTCGCAAGGGCCTGACCGAGGTCAACCGCGAGACGGTGAACGATGGACAGAGCAATGCCAGCTCGTGGGGCATGTGGGCCTTTGCGCCGATGCGCTTTGAGGGCATGACCAAGCATGTGATGGCCAGTGCCGTGCGTGAGGCCTTTCACAACAACCGGGCGGCTTTCCCCTATGTGGACACGGGCTGGGACCAGGAAGACAAGGCCTGGCTGGCGTTCATGCGCCAACTGGGCAACATGAAGGCGCTGCCGACGCAGGCCAGTTACAGCAGTTTTCAGATGGTGGATCAGAAGATTGGCGACGACTTGTTTGATGCCACTTGCGCGGCGGTGTATGCGCTGCTGACGCGCGGCCTGGCGGATGCGCCGGCGGTGATACAGCAGCGCAAGACCTCGCGCGAGAGCTTGCTGGGTGAGCGTGAGTTGGTGATGTTGCAGTGACGAAAGACTGATATGAACTACTTCAAATCTCTGGCCACGGCCACGGTGGGCAATATTGCCGGGATGTGGCAAAACCTTTTTCCGGCAGCCGGGAAAATGGAAGGCGAGCGCGGTGAGCGCCTGCCAAGCGACCAGGCCATGCAGCGGGCCATGAAAAACGCGATGTTTGTGGACTATGACCGCCGGGCTTTGGTGGCACTGATCCGGCAAATGGACCAGCAGGATGGCCGGGTGAAGATGATCCATAGCCGGGTCTCGCGCGACGTGGTGCGCGGCGGGCTGGTGATGCAGTACGGGGAGCAAGCCAGCTCCAAGGCCTTGAAAGACGAATGGGAGCGTTTTGAACACCGGCTGGGCCTGAGCCGTGGCGAGAAGTTGCGCAGTGATTCGCGCGGGCTGGTGGTAGAGGGCAACCTGCCGCTGCAACTGGTGCTGGACAGCAATCAAGATGTGGTGGCCGCGGTGCGTATGCCCAGCGACACGCTTGTGCCCATGGTTGACCTGGGCGGGCGCTTCAAGAACCCGGCGGCAGCGTTTGAGCAGCGCGACGTGATGACCGGCAAGGTGCTGGCCAGCTTTGCCGCCTGGCAGCTGGCGCTGTGCCGGTTGGACCCGGACAACTTTGACGATCTGGGCAGCATGGGCCGGCCGTGGATGGACGCCTGCGCATCGACCTGGCGCAAGCTGGTGATGACGGAAGAGGATTTGGTGATTCGCCGGCGGGTGCGCGCCCCTTTAAGACTGGCGCATATTTTGGAGGGTGCCGACGAGGCTGCATTGATGGCTTACCGGCAGTCTACAGAGGGAGAGAAGGGCGAGATCACGACAGACTTTTACCTTAATCGCAAAGGCGGTGTGCAGGCGATACAGGGCGACGCGACGCTGGGCGACATTGGCGATGTGGCGCACTTGCTGGACACCTTCTTTGCCGGCAACCCGGCGCCCAAGGGCTTGTTTGGCTACACCAACGGCATGGCGCGTGACATCCTGGAAGACCTGAAGCGCGACTATTACGCCGAGGTGGACGGCTTGCAAGACTTGCAGGCCGGTGCGTATGGGTTTGCCTTCAGAATCCATTTGCTGTTCAAGGGCATAGACCCGGGTCCGGACGAATTCTTTTTGCGCTTTGCCGAGCGGCGCACCGAGACCAACAACCAGGTGGCCGACCTGGCGCTGAAGTACATGGCGCTGCAACTGCCGGAAGATTTGGTTTATAGCGAGATGGGCTTTGACGCCGACCGGGTGCGGGCGATGAAGACCGCGCAGGCCAATCGCAATGACCCCTACCCCAACCCCTTGAAGGTGGGGCCGGATGGCCTGCCCATATCGCAAGGCACGTTCAAGGTGGGCGTGACACCGGGCAATGCAGTCAAGGGTGAAAGCGGCGTGTCGATAAACAACCCGGGCGGGAATAACGGTAAGGGCAGGGCCTGACATGCGCTGTACCTATTGCGGCGCTGAGACGCACACAAAGGCGCTGTGCCCGAATACCTACAGTGGCAGCGCGGCAAGGATGAGGCTGCGCTGCACCTACTGCGGCAGCAATGAGCACGACATCAAGGCTTGCCCGAAGACCTACAGCGGCAGCGCGGCGCGCGCCTGGTACCCGGACAAGGTTGCAGATCACTTCAGAAGGGATTGACGCGATCATGGATCGAACACAACACCCATCCAACAATCGCGTTTTAGGGGCTCCCAAGAATTGGGACCAGAACGAACTGCCTTGCGGCGCGTTAGCAATCACCGACACTGAGATTGAAGGCCTGCCGGTGATGGTGTCGTTCTGGCGCCCAACAGCCGAAGAACTGGCGCTGATCAACAAAGGGGCCACCATATCGCTCTGGGTCTATGGCGCAGTGCACCCCCCAGTGTCGGTAGGGGTTACCCCATGAACACTGAATCAGCAAAACCGCCGCTTGGATTGAAGCCAAAGAACATTCACGACACCGTGAGGGCGCTGGATATTTTGGACGCCATGCAACGATATGCGTCTGCAAACATGCCCGTGCCGTTGGAGTGGGTGCTGGAGCTAAAGGAGCTTTACCCCTGGAGGCGGGACTTATGAACACAGCCGCCACCCGGGCCGCGATCCGCAGGGCCAGCCAGCAGGCGCGCAATGCGATGCAGGTGCTGGACCGCGAGGGCCTGGACGCATTGCAGGCAATGTATGCCGATGCGGCGGACGCGGTGCGGGCGGCGATCCGGGCCAAGGTGGACGGCTCAGACATGGTGCCGCTGAACAGCTTGCGAGACTTGCTGCGCCAGATTGAAGACGTGATTACCGAGCTGGGAGCCAAGCGCGATGCACTGCTGGAGCAAGGCCTGGGGGACGCAGCGGCGCTGGGCGTGCGGCCATTCACCATGCAAGGCGTGGCTGGCGTCGGTGCGGGCATGGGAGCCGCACCAGGTGCGGCGGGCAACGCTCAGGCCGTGCTGACCAGCTCAGCGGCCATGACCATCAACCAGGAAGCCGTGCAGTTTGTGGAGAGCTTCACCGCGGCTGACGGGCTGACGCTGAGCGACCGGCTCTGGCGGCTGGACCAGGGAGCCAAGGAGGTGCTGGGCCGCGCGATTGGGCAGGCGGTGGTGAGCGGCTGGGACGCATCCAAAGCGGCGGCGCAGTTCATGTACACCGGCGAGAAGGTGAGTCTGGACCTGGCAGCGCGTATCAAGGGAGCAAAGCTCGACGGCCTGCTGCGCTCGGCAGACCTGCTGGTGGGCGATGGCGGCGAGGTCTGGAAAGCCGACCGGGTTTTCAGGACAGAGATCAACCGGGCGCACGGCACGGCCTACATGAGCGCAGCAGGCAAGACACCGGGGTTTGTGGGGTTCAGATTCCTCCTATCGCCGCGC